TAAACATAAAATGAGCTTTCATCCAGATACAGAGCATTGGATTGAGAAAAATATATGAAATATAGTTTAAATTTAAATGAATTAAAGAAGTATATTAAGTTTGAACCACATCCAGGACAAGAACAAGTTCTAAAAAAACAGAGAAGATTTACAATAATATGTGCGGGAAGACGATTCGGAAAGACGATTTTATGTGCATATCTCGCATTACGTGAATTATGGGGTGCACAAAAGAAGGTATGGATTGTAGCTCCTAACTATGAACTCTCTAAGAAAGTATTTGATTATTTAGTATTTTGGATAGTAAACAGCTTTGAAGAAGGATATTTTAAAGTTAATTATTCACAATTAACAATTACCAATTTAGCTACGAAATCATTCGTAATGTGTAAATCAGCAGAAAACCCTGATAGTTTGATTGGTGAAAGCTTAGATCTTTTAATAATGGATGAAGCAGCTCGAGTTCAAGAGAAAATATGGCAATCTTTCTTACGACCATGTCTAACAGATCGCAATGGAAGAGCTATATTCATTTCAACTCCGATTGGAAAGAATTGGTTTCATAGATTATGGAGTAGAGGACAAACAGGAAATGAAAAAGATAAGAGTTATATTTCATTTCAATTTAAAACAATAGATAATCCAACTATTCCAAATTTAGCAGAAGATATTAGAGAAGCTAAACATTCTTTACCTCGTACCGCTTTTTTAACAGAATACGAAGCCAGCTTTGAAGATGGAACAACTACCGTTTTCCGTAATATTACACAATGTGTTGGTGGAGAAGAAGAAGGACCTAAAAAAGATCATTTATATGTAATAGGTGTAGATCTAGGTCGTAAAAAAGATTATACAGTAGTTTGTGTAATTGATAGAGAAGATCATCATTTAGTTAAATTAGATCGTTTTCAAACAATTGGTTGGGGATTACAGAAGAAGAGAGTAAAAGCGATTGCTGAAGATTATAATGATGCTTTAATATTTGTTGACTCAACTGGAGTAGGGGATCCAATCTTTGAAGATCTAGTTGATATGAATTTATCAGTTGAAGATTATAATTTTACAAATAAATCTAAAAGACATTTAATTGATAAATTAGCTATTTTTATACAACAAAAGAAAGTAATATTTCCTGATATTCCTGTTCTAATTAGTGAATTAGAAACATATGCATATACAAAAACAGATAAAGGAAATATAACTTATAGTGCTCCGTCAGGCTTTTATGATGATTGTGTATGTTCTCTTGCATTAGCAGTATGGGACTTACCAAATGAAAGACCTGGAACGGTAAAATCAATAACTTTTAAACGAGAAGGAACAGATTGGTAAAAAAAATATGACAAATTTTACAGATAAATTAAAAAATTGGTTAATAAATAAAACATCAAGAACAATTGATGTTCCTGGTGGTGCAAGTACAGATCAAAGTGGAAGTGGAAGTGGAGGTAGTTTAATTAATAGAAATAAAGTAGCTACTGTTATGTCTGCTTTAAAAACTCCTCAAACTTCTCAAACTTCTCAAGCTTCACAAACTTCTCAAAGACCAACTTCTCTTCTTGCATCTGCTTTAAAAGCTCCACAGAATCCTAGTGTTCAACAACCTACTGCTGAAATTACTTCTCCTATGACAGCAAGAGAAGGATCAGCATTAGTTCAACCAAATATTCCTCCTTTATGGAGACCTCAAATAGGAGCATCATTACCAATGGGACCAGAAGAAAGATCAAAATTAATTGACGCTATGATTCAAAAGAAAGTTCAGGAGTAGCAACTGCTGAATATACACCTGAAGGAAAAAGAACTTCTAGAGGATTAATGCAATTAGAAAAACCTACTTGGGATGATATTAGTGCATGGCGTAAAAAGAATCATCAAAAAGTATATCAATATGATAAAAATTGGAGCAATTCAATAGTTAATAGAATGTATGGAACTCAATATATTTATGAAATTATTCCAGATATGTTAACAAAAAAGAAAATTCCAGTAACTTTTGAAAATGTAATGGCATCATATACTCCAGGTATTGGAGAATTTGCAAAAGGAGATTATGATATTAAGAAATATCCTAATGTTTTAAGAGATATTGCAAGAGTTCAAAAATTTTATGAGTAATATAAGAGGGGAAAATAAATGAATAAAAATAGTTCAACAATAGAACAAGAAGCAATAGCTCTCGTTCGAAGAGAAAGAAACGAATGGGCAGAAATGGAAGTCAATCTTACAGAAAAGATTGCTTTTCAAGGTCGTAATATAATAAAAAAAGCTAGAAAAAATTATTTTAGTATTTTTGATAAACAATACGATCCAGTAACTAATCGTAAAAAACTATTTGTTCCTTTAACAAGAGATATGGTTGAAACTACAGTTAAGAATATTGATATTGATACAAAAGATATTCAAGTAAGAGCTAAAAATCCAGCAGGTTATAATTTAGCAATAATGACTCGCTATATTTTAGGATCATTCTTAGATAAAATGAGATTTGGTCAAATTTTGAATAGAGTTATAAGAAAAGCTGGAGTTGAAGGAGTTGCTGTTCTTAAGAAAACTAAAGTTAATGGAAAAGTAGGAATTAGATTACTTGAAAACTTAAATTTTTATACAGATCCCACAGCTAATTATCTATCTGAATCTTCAGGTAATATTGAAGATAACTATTTAACTGTAGATGAAGCTAAATCTTATGATGATTGGGAAAATCTAGATGAATTAGTTGGAGCTACATCAATTGAAAGAATTCCAGACTTACCAATTTCAACTTCTATTCCTTATGTAATGATTACTGAAAGATGGGGATTAATACCTAAATATTTTATAACTGGTAACAATAATCATACTGAACTCATAGAAGGTATAATTATTATTTCAAATATAAATAGTGGACCACTTGTTCAGTTAATTGCTGAAAATAAAAGTGGTAAAAGACCGTATAAAGAATTTAGAACAAAAATGTATGATGGTCGTTGGTTAGGATTAGGAATAGGAGAAGATTTATTTGATCTTCAATCTTATATTAACGAAGTATTCAACATAAGATTAAATACAAACAGAATTAAACAATTAGGATTATTTCAAATTAGAAAAGGTTCCGGTATTACTCCTCAATCATTAAGTCAACTACATGGGACTCATGGTCTTCAAGTTTCTCGTATTGATCAAGACATCAAAGAGCTAAGAACTTCAGATATGAAACCTTCTTCATATAAAGATGAAGATATGGCTTATCTTTGGGCTCAAAGAATGACTGGTGCTTGGGAAATGGGAAGAGGAGAATCTTTACCAGCTTCAATGCCAGCTACTACAGCTGTATTACAAGAAAAAGGAATGGCTAGTGGATTTTCTCTTCAACAAGAAGAATTAGGATTCTCTATAAGTGAATTTATGCAAGATCTATTAGTACCAACTTTGTTTGATACTTTAAAAGAAAAAGAACTTGTAAGAATTACAGGAGATCCTAAAGAATTAAAGATTATAGATGATGCTGTTATAGATAGTATGGTAGCTCAAGAAGTTATTGACTTTCATAAAAAACATGGTTATTATCCAACCGGTGATGAAATAGAACGAGTTAAACAAAAACAAACTGATGTTTATCGAAAACAAGGAAGAGATAGATGGTTGGAAATTAAGAAAAAATTATTTAATTCCGAGAATCTATTAGATTTTGTAGAAATATTCGTTACACCTGAATCATTTAATAAGGTTGTATTAGTAAAACAACTTAATGATTTATTACTTAATTATAGTAATGTTGCAGGTGTAGAGATTGATACTGATAAAGTTGTAACTGAAATTATTGATTTAATGGGATTAAGTTCTGAAAGATTTTTAAGAAGTCCTGAACAAAAAGCTGAATTATTACAACAACAACAAATGCAACAACAAATGCAACAACAAATGCAAACATCTCAAAAAACTGCTGGACCTATTTCACCAACAGAACAAATAGCACAAGCTAATACTGCTGAAAGAGGAGGACAAGCATTAACTCCATCATTATAATTAAAAGGGGAATAAAAAAATGATTAATGAAAAAAAAATGAAAAAAATAACACCAGAAAAAAATAGAATAGATACGGCATCAAATAAACCTTATTATCCAAGTCTTGATTTAAAGCTTAAAGATATTCCAGAAGCTAAATCTTGGGATGTTGGTAAGAATTACGTTTTATTAATTGGTGTTAGAATGACGTCTATAAGAGAAGACGAAGATAGTTCAGGTGTTGGTTTTAAAGTTATTCAAGTAAAACCAATTAATGATAATAAAAAAGAATAATATTATGGAAAAAGATATAAAAAGAATAGAACAGTCAGAAAGAGTTAAACGATTAGTAAAGTCAGATGATTTTAAAGACTTACTTTCTCTTTTAGCTTTACTTATTAAAGAATTAGATACTGTTAGGAATGTAGATAATATTAAGTCTAGTTATAAAGACATTGCAATAGAACAATCAGCTAGAAAAAGAGCTATAGAAATTATTGAACAATGGCTAGATGACGTTCTTGGTATTGTTAATTACAGTCAATTCATAGAAGATAGTATTGAAAAGACAGATGATATTCTTAAAAGATTTAAAGAATAATAAATAATATACAGACTCCCGGAAAATTAATACAAAGGTCGATTCCGGTGAATGTTAACTAAGTACTTAAAACATAACAAATTTATGGAAAAAGAAAACAAACTTTCAGCCAACCCTTCAGAGCAGGACGTTAGTTCTGAAGAAGGGGAAAATGTTACGCCTAAAGTAGATACTACTCCTAAAACAAAAGAGGAGCAAAAAGTTGAAGAAGAAATTCAAGAAGCTATTAACAAATTGAAAGTAGAAGAAAAAAAAGAAGAACCAGCAGAAGAGAAGAAAGAAGAAGAGAAGAAAGAAGAAGTTGACGACTTAACATCTAAGTTCTCAGTCGAAGAACTCAATGACTTATCTGGTAGAACATTTAAGACCAAAGAGGATTTCGTAAAGCATTACAAAAATTTAGCTTCTTTTACAGGTATTCCTAGCGATGAAATCGAGGATTTACGTGTAAAAGCCAAAGCTCATGATGAAATGCTTAAAGATGCTAAAGAAGTTGAAGACTTACTTACTTCTAAAGATAAAAAAGTAGATAAGAAAGAAGAGGTTGATATAACAGAAGAAATTAAGAAACAAACTTCTTCTATTGATCAAGAAGTTAATGCAATCAAACAAGAACTTGCCGATTCTAAGTTTTTACAAAAACATCCTGAAGCAGAACCGTATCTTGATATAATCAAAGCGGTTGCTACTAAGGAAAGTAAAGAATTAGATGAAGTTTTTGCAGGATCTGATCTTGAAACTCTTATCAGCGATAGTAAAATACTACAAGACGTCAAAGACAAAGAAAAAGACTTAGGAGTTCAAAGCAAAACACGATTGACTCTTAATAAAAATGAAAAGATTAGTGATTTGGTTAGGCAATTAAAAGTTGCCGAATCTGGCGGTAAAGCAAGAGATGTTGACCAAATTAAACAAAAACTGGTTGAAGAAAAACTAAAAATAGGTTTAGAAGACCAAAAAGATCTTTTCTAATTAGTAAAAGTTAACCGATGTTACGAAAATGATAAAAATTCTAAATTTCTTAATTCTTGAAACTAATGAACAAGTTAATACTTATGGAGATGTTTCTCGTAAGGAAGACGTTCTTGGATTAGTTGAAATTTTAACAGCAAAAGAAAACTATTTCTTAAACAATTTAGGTAAATCTGGTGCTACAGATATGGTTAAAGTCACATTGACCGACACTCTAAGAACAGCTGCTTCTGCAGCCGTTGGTGAAAGTGGAGATTATACAATGGGCGCTAAGACCACTCCAAGTAGGATTACTAACGTTGTACAAATTGTAGCTATTCCATTTGCAGTTACAAAGTCTCAACAACAAATCCAAAAACATACCGGTGAAAATGAATTAAGCAGACAAACAACCAAAGCTCTTATAGATTGGGGAAACGCTGCAGAATTTGACTTAGTAAGAAGTACAGTTGCTTCTGGTGCATCTGGTACTACTCCTAAAATGAGTGGTATTCTAGAAGCTATCAGCTTAGCACAAACTTACTCTGCTCAAACTTCTGGAACAATTTTCTCAGCAACAATCTTATCAGCTATGATGAAAGATAGTTATGATGATAGTTCTGGTGATGTGGCTACTGATTTATTCTTGGGTTCCTATTTAAGGGATACAATGGATTCATTTACTCAAAAGAATCAAACAACAGTTTATTCTGATGCAGTAGATAAAATTAGAAATGCTACAAGTGCTTATAGTACATCTTTTGGTGATCTATTAGTACACAATCACAGATACTTGAATCAATCCGGAGATGCAACAGGAAGAGCATTAATGCTTCGACCTGATAAGTTGAAAATTGCATATCTTCAAAATCCTTTCATTGATACTGGATTGGCAAGAAGTGGTGATTATGATAAACGTGCGATCGTTGGTAAATTAACTCTAGAAGTTAAGAACCAATTAGGACATGTCTATCAAGACGGTTTTAACATTGGCTAGACGCTAATATAGGTTATTTATAACTTACCATCCTATTTGAACCCATAACATTCTGAGGAGTTCAAATAGGATAGGAATGTTGATAAGATATAAATATGACACAATTAACAAAAAATAATATTGTAGAATTTGAAAAGAGATTATCAAAAAGTTCTAGTGCAAGAAAAGATTTACAAGATACAAAAAAAATAATAGTAGAAAATCTTATAGCTCGATTAGAACAAAAAGAACAAGAGGTTAAAGAAATAAAGAAAAAGATCTTTATACATGGAAGAAAAAAATTTATTGAAGATAGTATAATGGCATATCGTGCTTGGTATAATGAAGAATATTTAGATCATTTAAAGTATATACGTAAATTAAGGAAATTACAGAATAATGAATATGCAGCAACTTCAAATAAAGAGTTTAGATTATTGTTTAAATTACCTACTAATTTATATCTATATTTAAATAAATTCTTAGATCCAAAATTTCCAGAAGATCATAAAGAATCAATATGGTTTGCTAAAAAATATAAAGAATTTGTTGTAGCAGAAAAAATATAAAAAAAGGAAAAAATATGATTAAAAAAATAAAAGTAACAGTAAAAGCAGGAACTCCAGCAGGTTACAGGGCTGGAAAAAGTGGACAAAAAATTAAAAGTCAAGGTCAAGGAAGAGGACTTGGTATAGGGAAAGGAATAGGACCGGTTAGAAAAAATCTTGGCAGAGGTCGTAATAGATAAATTTAATTAAAAAAGGAGTTCAATATGAAAAAAAATAAAAAGTTTTTCATTAAAAGAGTTTATCCAGATCCAGATAATTTAGAATTTAGAATTAGTAGATTAGAAAAAACAATAGATCGTTATATAATAGCAAAAGAAATTGAAAAACATTCTAGACCAAGTATGATATTCGAAGAAGATAGATTGAGTCCAATCATAAACGGATTACCTTGGGTGAAGTATAATAAAGGTAAAATATAAACTAAAAAAGGAGTTCAATATGAAAAAAATAGCATTATGTGTTATAGTAAAACCAGATGATAATGAAGCATTGGTTTTACATAGATTACTTGACACAGAAGGATTACATAAGAAATTTGATGGAATCTTTATAACTATTACTTCAAAAGAAGGAGATCTTAATGCCGAAAGAGTTAAATTAGAAGCCGAACAAGTAAAGGCTCATATATCATATTTTAAATGGATAAATGATTTTGCTGCTGCTAGAAATTTTAATTTTTCACAAGTACCAAAAGATTTTGATTTTAAAATGTGGTTAGACGCAGACGATATTGTTAAAGGATCTAAGTACATTGACAATGCAATTAAAAAGATAGATGATAATGTTGATAGTATTATTTTACCCTATTTATATGATTTTGATGAATACGGAGAATGTACAGTAAAACATAATAAAATTCGAATTATTAGAAACGATGATACTTTTACATGGGTAGGAGAATTACATGAAGATTTAATTGCTAATAGAGAAGTTAATTCTCAATTTTGTAAAGACATACAAATTCTTCATTTAACTAATCATCAAAGAGTAGATATTGCAATTAAAAGAAATCTTGATATTACCAAAAAAGTTTTAGATAACAATGAAAAAGATCCTCGACATTGGTGGAATCATGCTAATGCAGTATATATGGCTGGACAATTCGAAGAAGCAATTAAAACCTTTTTCGAATTTATAGAAAGATCATCATCAGAAGAAGAAGTTTATTTAGCTTGGCTTAGAATAAACGATATTTATCATAAAGAACATGATTATGAAAGAGCCATTGAATGCGGTTTAGAAGCTCTTAGACTTAAGCCTTGGTATCCCGATGCATATTATCATTTAGCACAAAGTTTTTTTAATGCTCGTAATTTTAAACATGCTAAAGAAATGGTTTTAATGGGATTAACAAAAACTCCTCCTGAAGATAAGACTATAGTATGGAATCCTAGAGATTATGATTATAATCCATTAATGTTATTAGCAAAAATTTATTATCAATTAAATCAACCTCATGAAGCATATAAAATTTTAGCAGGTCAAACTAATGAAAAAGGAAATAAAATTAAAGGATTAATAGAGTTATTTCCTAAACATGAAAATATTAAAAAATATACTAAAGAGATTAAAACAATATGTGATGAATTAGATAAAGTTGATGTAATTTGTAAAAAGATTGAAAAATGTAAAACTAAAAAGAAAATACAAAAAATATTTGATACTATTCCTGTTGAAATGAGATCTCATCCAAAATTAGTATATTTAAGAAATATACATTTTACAAAAACAGAATCATCAGGAAAAGATTTAGATATATATTGTTTTGAAACTGCAGAAACGTGGAATCCAGAAATAGCTAAAACTCAAGGAATGGGTGGCTCAGAAGAAGCAGTCCTTAATATAACTCCAATATTAGCAGATCTTGGTTGGAATGTAACGGTATATAATACATGTGGTCATGAAGCTAAAAAATTTGGAAAAGTTATGTGGAAACCTCATTGGGAATTTAATTATAGAGATAAAAGAGATGTACTTGTATCTTGGAGAACACCAATGGTATTTACTCATAATATAAATAGTCCAAAAAATTATGTATGGTTACATGATACTATTTATCAAAATGATTTTACAAAGAAAAGATTAGAAAATATTACTAAGATATTTCCTTTATCTCAATGGCATAAAAAACTATATCCTGGAATAGAGAATAAAAAATTTATGGTTTCTGCTAATGGTATTAATCTAAAGCAATTTAACAATACAGAATGTCCTAATTGTGGAAATACAAAATTAGAACAAAAGATAATTATAGAAGATACTAATCCAACTACAATATATAGTTGTGATAAATGTGGAGTTAGTGGACCAGAACAGATGTTTGCTAAAATTAAAAGAGATCCTTATAAATTAATTTATACATCAGCTCAAGACAGAGGATTAGAATTATTATTAAAGTTATTTCCTAAGATTAAAAAACAAATTCCAGAAGCAACACTTGATATTTTTTATGGATGGCATACTTGGGACTCTGTCTATGCTGAAGATTTAACTCAACAAGAATGGAAGAAAAATATTCTTAAAATGCAAGAACAACCTGGTGTTATAGATCATGGAAGAGTTACTCATAAAGAAATTGCTAAAGCATATCTTAAATCTTCTATTTGGGCATATCCTACTGAATTTACAGAAATTAGTTGTATTACAGCAATGAAAGCTCAAGCTGCTGGTTGTATTCCAGTAACAACTACTGTTGCTGCATTAGATGAAACTACTCAACATGGAGTTAAATTAGATTATAAAGACATTTATACTAATAAAAGAGCTCAAAAGATATGGGTAGATTCAGTCGTATATTTATTACAGAATCAATGGAAACAAGAAGAAATTAGAGAAAAAATGATTCCTTGGGCTAAAAAGAAGTTTAGTTGGGAAAAAGTAGCTCAACAATGGCATCAAGAATTTATTAAAAAGTAATTAAATATATGTTTATATTAATATTACAGATTTTTTTAGTTTATATATTTTCATGTATTATACATGAAATAGGACACTCAGAAGCTGCAAGTTATTTGGGCGACGATACTGCTAGAAAACAAGGAAGAAGTAGTTTAAATCCCTTTAATCATCTTACTTCATCGGGATTTAGAAAAGTACCTATTAAACTTAATGATAGTAGTGATTTGATTCTTGTTAATGCTATGGGTATTGTAGCTAATTTATTTTTAATTTTTGTAGCATCGTTATTTTTTATAGTCAAAGAATTTCAAATTTTAAATGTTATTATTTGGGTTAATATAGTCTTGGTAGTTGCCAATAGTATTCCTATGAAATTTAACGGAACAACGACTGATGGATATAAGATAATAAAATATTTAATTAATTTATAATTAATGAAATTCAATAGAAAATATTACGAAAATTTAAAAATAGAAGAATTTCCAGATGAAATACTTGTAGATATGGATCAGTACTTATATAGAGTAAAATGGATATTGAATTTTATTAAAAATGGAAGTATATTAGATTTAGGTTGTAATAATGGATTACTTTCTTTAAGATATGCTTATATAGGAAGACGAGTAGTTGGAGTTGATTTAAGTAAAAAAGCTATTAAATTTTGTAATAATTTTTTAAAAAGACATCATCTTACAACTTCAAAATATCAACAAGGAATAATAGAAGAATTTAAAAGTAAAGAAAAATTTGATAATATATTTATTTGTGAAGTAATAGAACATGTTGAGAATCCTGAAAGAATACTAGAAGTTGCTGAAAAACATTTAAAACCAGATGGAATAATATTTATAACTACTCCTGATTATGATGGTTTATTTGGAATAAATAATTTCGGAGACACAGATGGAGAACATATAAATCTTTTTAAACCTAAACAGTTATATAAATTAATTAATGAAAGAGGAAAAATAATAAATTTCCAAAATCGTCAATTAACTTATATATTGTATAAAAAATATGAAAACAACAATGTGTCCGTTTTGTAAAGGTGAATATAAAAATTTATCAGTTCATCTTAGATTTTGTAAAGCTAAAAAAGAAATTGAAGCTTCTAAAATAGAAGAAACTATTCCCGAAGAAGTTATTTCTAAAGAAGTTGTTCCTGAAATAAAAATAGAAACTACTACTAAAGACATAGATAATCTTGAGGGAATATTAAATGATGCTATAAAAGATTCAGAAATTTTAAAAAAAGTTCCTTCTCAAAAAAGTAAAAAAGCAGAAGTAGAGCAAACTATACCAACGGAAGAACAATTTGATTTAGTAAATAGAGTACTAGAGAAAAATAAAGAACAAGCAGCTAAAGAAGCTAAAGAAATTCTAGAAAAAGACTTAGTTATTGTGTTTAATGAACCTAAAGATCTTTGGGAAGAAACGTTAATTGAATTATTAAAAGAAGTAGAACAAGAAGAAGTAATTCATATTAAATTAATGAATAGTTTAGCTCATGAATTTGTAGAAATACTAGGAATATGTAGATATCCAAGTGATAGATTTATGAATGTTATTCGTAATTATTGTTCAGATTGGAAAAGCGAAATGAATGATATAGGAGGACAAACATTTATTTGTACACGAAAATAATATGCCTAAAATAAGTGTAATATATTTAACTGATAAAGAATATGGTCTTGATATATTAAAAGATTGTCTTAAAAGACAAACTCTTCAAGACTATGAAGTTATTTTAGCAGATAAACTTAATAGAAAAGTTGATGGATGGAAATGCTTTGAACCTAAACCACCAAGAGAAAATTGTGTATGGAATTTAAATACTGCATATAATGAAGCAATTGATAGGGTGTCTGGAGATTTAACAGTATTTTTACAAGATTATATTTGGATTCCAGATGATGCATTCGAAAAAATGTGGCATTGGTATAAAGTATATAAAGGAAACGCTGCAGTTTGTACTGGAGGAAGTGGTAGTAGTAGACCTACTTTTGAAGAATATAAAGCTGGTTGTTTAAAACCTTTTGGTTTTGAAGAAGATCTCAAAATTGGAATCGAAGAAATAGATTGGCAAGGATATGAAATTAATTTTGCAATGTTTCCTTCTAAAAAATTAAAAGAAATAAGATTTGAAGAAGAAATGGATAGATGGTATAGTGGTGATTGTTGGATATTAGCATATAAGGCATTAAAACACGGAATGAAATTATTTTGGGATCATGATATAAAAAAAATAGGATTTCCACATTATTTTCCTAGACCAGAGCATTGGGAAAGAGATCATTTTAATAAGTGGGATACAAACGTTATTTTAAAAATATTATTCAATGAAAAAAAATTATATAAAAAACAGCAATGAAATTCCAGGACTTAAATATTTTACAGAAAGAGCATTAGAAATAGCTAAAAAAATAGAAGAAGATTATATCTTTTGTGAAATAGGCACACGAGCAGGAGATTGTAGCTTACAATTGTTAGATGTCATAAAAGAAACTAATTCAAAGAGATGGTTATTTACAGTAGATCCTTATGGTACTAAGCCATATAGAGCAACCACTGATATGGATGCTAGGGGAAGAGTATTTGATTATGATGAACAATGTCAAAGAAATGGAATGATGACATTAAGTACATTTGCATTTAACAATGATCTATTACATTCCCATTGGAGAATGACTAGTAAAGATTTTATGGATAAAATAGAATCAATAGAATTCTGGCATGATGGAAAACAAATTGATTATAAATTTGGTTTTGTACTTTTAGATGGAGAACATTATGAAGGAATAGTAATGCAAGAATTTAATTGGTTTAAAGAAAGATTAGCTGTTGGTGGTATGATAGTAATTGATGATATTAAGAATATCTGGCAAACTAGTTATGTTGAAAAATCAGATTATCTTAATTTTTTAGGAACGATATTTAATGACGGTGAATGGAATGAAAACGGAGGTAAATTATATTATATTAAAAAATGAGAATAGCAATATTAGGAGCACAAAGATCTCAATCAGAATCTAATCACTGGAAAGGAATAAGAAGAGCAATGGAAAAGCTTGGTATTGATTATTACGAAATTGATTTAGTTTATTTTAATAAAGAACAAGTAATTAAAGAAGTTCGAGATTATCAACCAGATTTATTGATATATGGATTAACAGATGTTTTTTACCAAAATTATTATAAAGAAATAAGAGACGTTGTAAAAGGTAAAATAGCATTTTGGTATGCAGATTATGTAGATGATAAAAGTAGAGATGTATTGGATATAAATTTAAAAAAGTATATTGACTATATGTTTGTTTCTAATGATGCTCAAAAGGATTATTGGAAACAAAAAATAGGAGTAGAAGCTCATTTTATAGGTCAAGCGGGAACACCCGTTGATAATATACAGTTTGATCCAAAATATAATTATGATGTTGTATACATTGGTCTCGTATCGGACGATCCTTTAAATCTACGAGGAGTTCTATTAAAACAAATGATAGAAAAAACACCCATTACTGTTATTAATGAACGCGAAATAGGAGCAAGAATGGGAGTATATAGAGAAATGCCTAAAATATATGGTTCAGCAAAAATATGTTTAGATATTTCATATACTTGGGAAGCTGAAAAATACACATCTAATCGTTATTATGTTATAGCAAGTTATGGTGGATTTAGTTTATGTAAAAGATTTCCAGGTTGTGAAAAATTATATCCAACTGGAATCGGAAAAATATATTATGATACAGTTGATGAATTCTTAGAACTTAAAGATTATTATTTAGCACATCCAGAAGAGAGAGACATAATAAGAAAAAAAGGATTAAAACATTCAAGAAAATATCATTCTTATACAAATCGAATTCAAGAAATATTAAATATTTGTGAATTTAAAAATAATGCGTAAAAAAAAGTCACATAAACATAAGCATAAACAAAGACGAATTGAAAAAAGAAATAAACATGATTAGATTATCAATAATTATCCCTATTTACATTCTAGATAATAAGTTGAAAGAATTAACTTATCAATGTTTAGAAAGTGTTCATAAATATACAGACGACTGTGAAGTTATTATAATTGATAATAAACCAAGTAAAGATACAGAAGAATTCAGAGATTTAGCAGATATATATATAGCCAATGAAGAAAATATAGGAAATGGAGCAGCTTGGAATCAAGGAGCTAAACTAGCTAATGGAAGATATGTTTGTTTTATGAATAACGATGTTGAAGTAACTAAAAATTGGTCAAAAGATTTAATTAAAATTTTTTAAGATAAAAAAATAGCAGTTGCATTTCCGTTAAGCAAAAACAAAGAAGATGATGATTATTTTGAAAGATTAGCAGGTTTTTGCTGGATTATTCGTCGAAGATTATTTAATAAATTAGGTCGTATCGATGAATCATTTGGAATAGCAAATTTTGAAGACACTGATTTTTATATGAGAGCTAAAACTAAAGGATATAAATTAGTTTGTTCTACTAAAAGTAAAATTAAACATTATTCTCGAGCTACGTGTGATAAAGTTAAAGAAGTAGAAAAATTATATCCTATAAATGAAAAGAAATATTTTGATCGGTGGAAAATTTTACCGATGCTAGATTAGTTAGGGGGTTAAAATAATGGAAAATAATAATAATAATAATAATAATAATAATAATGAAAGTAAAATACGAAAAATAATTCTTAATGAAGTAACTTTTGGAATTGCTATGGTTGCAGCAATTGTAAGTGTTGTTCTATTTATTTCAGGACCCGATGCTCAACTACAACAAGATGTTGCTTTAATTCAACAGGATATAGAAGTAATTAGAACAAACGAATTAGTTCACATTCAAGTAGGAATTAATGAAAATAAAGAGAGAGGCGTTAGTAACGAAGAAACAATTAATGAAATAAATTTAAAATTAGAACGAATAATAACATTATTAGAGAAGTAAGGGGATAATTATATGAAATTAAGCGCAATTCATGACCAAATTAATTTTTTTACAAATACTACGACTACGGAATATTCTGATTCTGATATGTCAATAAATATAACCCGTTGGGCACATTTATTAACTACAGAGATTAAAGAATCTATGGATGGTTGGGATTTTCAATTTGAAACAGCTACTGCAGATTTGGCAGATAATCAAAGAGAATATATCTTTCCATCAAATTTATTAACTATCAAAAAAGTTCAATTAAAATTAGATGGTACAAATTGGGTAGATGCTCCTTTCTTTGATGCACAAGAAACAGGTTCTCCGATAGCATCAGAAACAGATATTACTAATAAATTTAATAATAGTAATCCTTATGTAGATATTGGTGATAGAAGTATGTTTATATATTCTGGTACAATATCTAAAGTTGATGAAGGAATTAAAATATGGTACATAGAAGAAATTGTAGGTAGAAATTCTGATTTAGCAGATATTACTGATTTTTCAGATGATAGTGATACTCCTAATATTGCAGAAGCATTTCAAAGAGCATTAATTTATGGACCAGCAATGGATTGGTTTCTTAAATTTGAATTAGATACACAAGCTGATAGAATGGAAGCTAAATTAGAAAAAATAATAGCTAGAATGAAAAAGTTTTATGGACAAAGAGTTCAGGGTCGTAAATATGAATTTGGAACAGCATTAGATATGAGTGATTATGAATAATATAATAAAAATTAGAAAAACTAGAAAAAGTAAAGGTCGAATCGGGTTATTTAAAAAAGTTAAATTAACAGATAGAAAGGGAATTATACTATGCGTATAGCAATATTATACGAAGATAATGAAATATATGTACAATTTGATCCTGAACAATTCAGGAGACTTTTTAAACAATATCTCAGAAAATATAAAACCATTGACGCAGCATTTAATATGATTATAAAAGATCTTAAAAAAGCTGCGTTGACAAAATAAAATGCCTTATGCAACAGAAAAAGAAATAACATTAGCAGAGCATAGTGATACTGGGATAGCGTGTAAAAAAGTATTACTTCATGGTTGGGATACAGATAATGTAAAGCCAGTTAAAGTCCATGTTGATGCTGATGGTAATTCGATTCTTGGTAAAAGTAATCCAGAGGGATTTATACACTTAGAAGCTGCGGCGGTAACTGCTGCTTCAACAGGATATATGCTTATTGATGTAAGTGATGTAGTAAACTGGCCTCATCAAAAATCAGGAGAGATTAGTATTTATTCATTATTTGCAAGTATTAGTGCTAGCAAAGCGTTTGCTGGAAATGTAAAAATTGGATTTTTATCAGGAGTAACTGCAACTAATGGGGATATGAATGTTTTATGGAGTTGGTATTCACAAGCAGGTGGATCTGATTCTATTCAAAATTCAAACTTTCAAATAGTATCCGAAGAAACGCAAATTAGTTGTGAACCAGATTTATGGTTTGGTCCAACAGTAGCTGATAGTACATTATTTCAAACCGATGTCAATATTCAAGGACCAGACGGTGCCTCTTCTTATCCTTCAGGTGACGGAGATTTAGTAATGATAATTACTAGAACAGCTGGAACAATAGATGTTGGAGTATCAGTAGCTTATAGAACATCAGAGTCTATACCATTACCAAGTGCTTCAATTAGTCCTTCGATTAGTTCTTCAATCAGTCCTTCAATCAGTCCATCAATCAGTCCATCAATCAGTTCTTCAATCAGTGAATCAATCAGTCCGTCAATCTCATCTTCAATTTCACCATCAATCAGTCCATCTATCAGTGAATCAATCAGTCCGTCTACATCCCCAAGTACTTCAATCAGTCCATCAATCAGTTCTTCTGAATCCCCAAGTACTTCAATCAGTCCATCAATCAGTTCTTCTG